TTGAAGCTAAAAGCTATCAAAATTGTAATAGCAGCAGCAATTATTGCCTGTGTAGGTTTTACACCAATACATAATGATAAAGAATCCAGCCAACAATCTCAAACTCCAATTGAATATAGAATGATGGTCGACCCTGGAGCAGGAGGCGGCTGAAAATAAAGAATGACGCTATCATAAAGATAGCGTCATTCGTGCTTTATAAGAGTTGGAAAGTAAATGACCAAATGGTCAAAAACTTTCCAACTTGTGTATAACTAAAAGAGGGTGTAGGGGGAAAGGTAGATGGAAGATATGATCAATCAAGTTTTATTGATGGAAAAAACAGAGGGGATATGTGCAGATCATTTACGTGATTTATTAAAAGAACTTTCTGAACAAGATAAAAAGCAAAACAAAACTCCGTAGACAATTAGAAGTCTTACGGAGTTTTGTTTTTAGATATAAAGCTTTGTATTGTTGATTTAAATAACTCTTTGTTTTCCTCTGAAAGTTGGTTAATCAGTTTCATCCATTCGTTAGTTTCTTTACCAATTTCCTCGGATTCTTTAACTGTTAACTTCTCATGAATTGCTCTTCCCAATAAATAATCGACAGAAACCTCATATATGTCTGCTAATTTAGTTAGTGTCTCATAGTCAGGTTTACGTCTTCCTGATTCGTAGCTAGATAAAGTTGCTTTATTTACGTCTAATTTTTCAGAGATGAAAGTTTGTGTGTAACCGTTTTTTTCGCGACACGCCTTCAATCTTTCATTTAAGTTCATAATTTTATTATTCCCCTTTATAAATAAGATCCGATTGTGTAATACATAATGTTTAGCATTGCAAAGTATTATTCTCTAATTACAGTATATATACTTTTTGACAACATTTCACTATCTGTAAAAATATTTTTTACGAAATGACAAAAAGGGGTTTACATTTACGAAATGACAACATATAATGAAATCAATAAGTTGTCATAACGACAACAATGGGAGGTGAGGCGGATATGACATTCGGAAATAGAGTTCGAGATATTCGCAAACAAAAAAATATAACACAAGAAAAACTAGCCAAGGAGCTTGATTTCAGACATGCTTCAGCGATTTCTTTCATAGAAAATGGCAAAAGAAGATTGGATGCTGAAAAGATACCCACTTTGGCGAATGCGCTTGGAGTATCGATAGATGAGCTTTTTTTTGAGCAAAATGTTGTCAATTCGACAACAGAGAGAGCGATGGTCGAATGAGACGATATCATACATAAATGCATGGCGACCAAGGTTAGTATGATTAGCTATCATTAATACAATTTGGGAAGGAGCAAAAAAATGGGATTAGATCAAATTATTAAAGAATCAATCCGTGAAGTTGTTCGAGAGGAGATTCAAGCAGCATTAGCTTCATTTCAACAACAAGCACAACCAAATAAAGTAATGAGAGTGAAAGAAGCGGCAGCGTATCTAAACATAGCTGTTTGTCGAGTGTATGAATTAGCAAACCATCCACAGTTTCCGGTGATTAGAGATGGGCGCAAACTACTTTTCCTACAAAAGGATTTAGAAGCTTGGCTTGAAACACAAAAGGAGGTGATCTAGTGGAAGATACAACATCGTTAGTTATATTCGCAATGTTTATCGCGTGTGGCGCCTTGTTACTTTACATTACTTACGAACCAATAAAACGATGGGCTTGGAGTGACGTAAAACAAAATAAAAAGACCCATGGCAGTGGGTCCTTTAAGAAAAAACACTTGTTATAAGTATATCACGGAAAGTAGGGAAATAGTACATGCATTCAATTGAATATCAAGTGCTATTACCTAAAAAGTTCTGGGACTTAGCAAAAAGTAAAGATGAATTAAAGCGAATGATTGAACAGTATTTCAAAGTTGGTTATCCGCATTATGAAATTCAACGAATAATCAAAAGTGGACAAGCATATGTGGCAGTTTGCATTAGGAGGTAAATATTTATGGCAAACGTAGTAACTGAAATTGGTGGATTAAATTTCAAAGGTAATGTAGTGGATCATGAATGGTTTAATTACATCACTTTTAGTAATGGTAAACCTCACATTGTAGCAATTATGGTATTGAGCGAAATTGTCTATTGGTATCGTCCTACAGTTATTCGAGATGAATATACTGGCAAGGTTACTTATAAGAAAAAATTCAAATCAGATAAGTTACAAAAGAGTTATCAGCAATTAGCAGAAACATTTGGGTTTTCAAAGCTACAAGTTAAACGAGCTTGTGACTTATTAGTGGATATGAACTTAATCGTAATCGAATTTAGAACAATCATTGTAAATGAAATCACTTTAAATAATGTAATGTTCGTTGAGCCTAAAGTAAGTGAAATAAAAAACATATCAAGTATGTATCAACAAGTCGAAGAAGACCCTGTTGACTTTGAAGTAAAGAGGGTAGTCACTTCAAAATCAGGTACCTCTTCACATGAAAGTAATGAAGCTCCTGACTTTAAAGTAAAGACAAATACAGAGATTACTACAAAGAATACTACAGAGAATGTAAGTAGTAGTAATATATTCTCTTTCTACGAAAATAATTTCGGTATTTTAAATTCATTCATAGCCGAAAGTATTTCGCAATGGGTAAACGATACAAGCGAAGAACTTGTACAAGCAGCTATGGAGCGTGCTTTGAAACAGCAGAAGAAATGGAATTATGCTGAGGGCATTTTGAAACAGTGGGTTAATAAAAACATTCGTACTTTAGCTGATGTTAATGCAGCAGAAATAGAGTTTAAAAACAAAGGTAAAAAAGGAGCGAATAGAAATGGCAACGCCAATGAAAAAACTGGCAGAATCCCTGGAATCGAAGGTGAATTACCATTCTGATCAATGCATGAATCACTCTTATGACATAGGTGGACAAACAATCATTAAGCCAGTTCAAATGATTATTTATAAAGGTAAGCCTGTTTGTCCAAGATGTGTTGTTGAGCAAAACAATAAGGTTTTGGAAGAACAAGCAAACGCTCATTATAAGAAGATTAGCCGTTTGCAGAAATTCAACATGCTGGAAAAGGCTAGTGTTATTACAAACAAGAAAATTCCTCTTTCAAGATTATCTGATTACAGAACCGGATGTGATGAAACGATTAGCCACAAGAAAGTTGTAGAAGAAACCTTGGAAGATTTAAAGAACGGAGAAATTAGAAAAGTTGTATTTACAGGAAATCAAGGGACGGCAAAAAGTTTCCTAGCATACAGCTTGCTTCATGAATTAAATCAATATTTTTGGGATATCAGTCAAAAAGAAGAAAATTATCATCTTATGAAAAGTTGCTTGTACGTTGAATTAGAAGCAATAACAAGAATGATTATGGATTCTTTTGATGATAAGAGCAGTAAATATACACTTCAATATTTTGTTCAATTAATTGGACAAGCTGATTTTGTAGTATTAGATGATCTTGGGGCTGAAAGTGGTTCAACGGATTCAAATAGACAGGCATCTGATTTCATACAACGCCTGTTATATGCGGTATCAAATGCTAGACAGGGAATGAGTACATTTACCACAACAAATTTTACTGGAAAACAACTCTTTAATAAATACGATGCTAAAACAGTTAGTCGTTTATTAGGTGATTCAAGGGTTTTGAAATTTACAACAGCTGATCAAAGGCTTGCAAATTTAGGTTTCTAATAAGGAGGAATAACGATGTGTGTATTATGCCGTAATACAGGAATTATTCGTAAAGAAATTTATCCAGGTGTAGGTCTAACGGAAGGGTGTAACTGTGAAGTAGCAAAGCAACAACAAGAAGAAAACGATAAGCGTTGGCAAGCATGGTTAATCAAATTTGAATCAATGAAACAAGAGTTGCAACGGAATCAACAACAAAAAGTTAGTTAACAAGGGGGAGAAAGGAATGAAAAACACAGGTGTTGCAAGAAAAGTGGACGAGCTAGGGCGTGTGGTAATTCCAATAGAGTTACGCAGAACTTTAGGGATTGCTGAAGGTACAGCATTAGGCTTTCATGTTGAAGGAGAAAACATCGTTTTAAGAAAACAGGATAAGTCGTGCTTTGTAACGGGTGAAGTTTCTGAATCAAACATAGAGTTGCTAGATGGTCGGATGTTTTTAAGCAAGGAAGGTGCAAGTGAGTTGCTAGGCGTTATTGAGAAGAGTGGGAATGTAAATGCCTAAACAACTAAATATTTTCGATGTAGAGCCAGCAATTTATGAGTTTGATGTAATGAAGGCCAATGTTAAGAAAGGAGCTGGACGTAATACATACGCTGATGTACGCGTCCAAGTTCCAAAGAATGCAAAGTGTACGGATGAGTTACCACGCACAACTAAACAAGATGATCGCTATGACATCTTTGAACAATATGTAATGGCAATATGGAGATTTCAAAGAGCTGTAGATAAGTTTTTCAATTGGGATACAGCTGAAGAATTGTGTAAGGCAGCAAGGGATAAAAAAGAAATAATTCCGGTAAGGGTTTATTTAGGAAGTGGATTCAAACCTGATGTTGTCGAGTACATGCGGTAGTGACAAAGGAGAGGGACATATGAAAAAAATAGAAATTGATGTTAGTAGCAACAAACTTTTAATAGTGAAGGACGGAAATGTAACAGCAGTAAATCCACCAATGAGCGGATTCGGTGAGCAAGTTGCGGTTTGGGTAAACGGTAAGGTTGATCGTGTGGATACTAAGTTTACTGAAAAGATAAAATAATCATTTTTAGAAAGTAGGTTCGCTTATGAGTGTAGCAAGAAATCATGAAGCGATGAAGGAATCACGCTTAAAGGTATACATCGCTTTAGAAGAGGCTAACTTTATTTGGGATGAAAGAGATGTAGTTCGTTTCCGTGAAATGTGGAGTCAAGGGATGAGCTTACCAAAGATGGCAAAAGCGTTAAGGAGACACCAAGCGGAAGTTGCACTTCTTGTAATAGATCAAGCTGATAAGTATTTAATTGAAAATCGTCCAATAGGATTAGGGATTTGCTAAATAGGAAGGGGAAATCAAAATGAAAGTAATGAAAAACAGCGTTATGGAAGTAACTAAATTAATCAGTAAATCAAAGGAAGGACAAGTCTTTATGAGCAACAATCAAATTTGTGAATTAGATCAATATCAAGAAGCGGCATTACGTACATGGAATACAAATCAGGATTTTGGTGGACGTGTTTTAAATGCAGCATTAGGGCTTTCGGGAGAATCTGGTGAGGTTGCTGATATTGTAAAAAAAGCTATTTTTCATGGACATGGATTTGATCCAGCTCATTGTCCAGGAGAAGAAGAAGGAAATACGTATAAAATTGCTTTAGAGCTGGGAGATATCTTGTACTACATTTCGATCATGTCTCACGAAATGGGATATACCTTAGAAGATATTGCTCAAATGAATATCGCAAAATTAGCTAAAAGATATCCGGATGGTTTTAGTCGAGAAGCAAGTCAAGCGCGTGTAGATGTAAAGTAAGACAAAATTTGAATTTTATACAAATATACAGAAATGATTGAGGGATAAACCTATAAATAAAACCTGTACTCTCATTATATACAGAGTACAGGTTTTGGATACAGTTGTTGAGTTCTTGGGATGGTGAACACCAGCAACAAAATAATATCACGAGTATTAAGAAAAAACATCAGATAATTGTTTCTGATTTTTCAAATAATAGTTAATTAGTTTTAAATAAACCAAAGCGTTATTTTAGTAGCAATATCCTAGGTGCAGGAATGCATCATTAAATACACTGTTTTAGTTAATGTATTTGGTGATGCATTCCTACATTAAGCCTTGTAACACTTGCTATTTTTAGCTGCCCCAACCAATTTGGACCCCTGAGGAAGTGCCAAGGCACCTAGGAATATTACAGCTAAGTTATACCACATGAGCGTTACCTCCGATACTAGATTGTTGCTTACTAAGTAAGCGAATAAACCAGAAATGGAGTAGGAGATTAGACCGCCATAGAAGATGCCGGCAAACCATCCTTTTCTCATCAGCCACGATTGTAGACCGGACAGGGGTGATTGAGTTGAACAAACGGCAGTTAAAATCAAATTAGTTTTCGTAAACATACTAATATTTTTGTTAGGTTATGTCAAATTAGCTTTTTATTAGAAAAGGAGCTTTTTCAGCTCCTTAAATGTTTTGTTCTAGCTCATTAATAACAGAACTAGCGCCTGTATGAATTTCTTCTAATGTAGGCAATACCGATTTGTCGATGTCTTTGAATACAAAATCAACATATGTAGTAGCATTTAAATGTTTAACATATGGATGCGGCTTATCATTAGAAAAATTAACAGGCGTATTACCATAGACAATTGGTTGACCAATACCTTCGAAAGTACAATTAATAATTTTATTACCAAATATATCTTCCATATAACCAATGTGAGTAGTTTGCTTACGCTCTTGTTTTGTAAGATTTCTATGTTTGTTGTTATTAACAAGCAAATTAAACCGAGACAACCAACTTGATCCGGAAGGAAATGGTTGACATTTCTCGAATGCAGAAATAATATGTGGGCATTCTGTTCGTAAGCCAGGATACGTGTCATCTATTTTCTTATTAAACCAATCTTTTCCACTATACAAAGGGAAATTCACTCGTTTTTTATGTTGTTCTAACTTTTCGGGTTTCACATTTTTAGCGCAGTATCGAGAAAAAATATCAAAAGCTTGATAATCTAGCGCTGATTCAATGTTATTTAAGAAGTACCTAATTTTGTTTCGGAGTTCTCTAGGAATAGATTCTTCATTGAGATAATTTTTGTAAGAGTATTCAATTTCTTCTAAGAGTTTTTTTGCATCATGTAACATAAATTGCGATTCTGATTGTGTCATTATTAGCACCCCTTTTCTTTAGAATTTTAAAATAAAATGGGAGGGTTGTATATGAAAAAGGATAATCTTTTGAAAATATTTGAAGAATTACTAAAAGAGTGGGAAGACTCGGAAAGTATCGTTATTCACGATCGAGGTTCATTAGATGATTATACTCAATTGGAAAAAAGGATTGAAGGATATAGGCAGAGATTTTTTGATGCTTTAAACGGAACGGAAAAGTAAGTGTTTTAAAAAAATAATCCTTTTAAAGCAAACAGAATATAGTCCGGCTAGAAAACTAGAGGACACCAATTCCTAAAACAGTAATTAAAACTGTTTTAGGAATAGGTGTCCTTTTTATTTTGAAAAGGGAGATGGGGAAATGAAGGTGTTAAAGGATCAGCTACGTGAATGGAAAAAGCAATCGAATCAAGCGAAGAAGAAAACTAAGAAAAAACGAAAAGAGAAATTAAGTACTCGTGATATTGAAGATTTAATGGGCATACATAGACCTTGTTATGAACGAAGACGTGGAGCAATAAGACAAAAGTAATCTAAAAATAAAAAGGAGTGGTCTTACATGACTAAACAATTATCTTTCTTACCAAAAATCGATAGAACAGCGACACAAGAGGAATTAGAAGGTGTGTTGGAAAGCGTACGTATACATAGACAATTTGGGATGATGCGTAAAGAAATGAAAGTCACTCCTTCTTATGAAATACGTGAGCACTGTCCTACACATACAGTTGGCAAGCCACTAGAAGATGTTGCTATAGCAAATATTCAACAAAGTAAACGAGAAGAGTGGCTTGAAAGAATGTCAGTACGTATTGATCAGTTTCTAAATCGATTAGGAAACGGACGTGCAGGAAGTATACAAAGAGATATTATTTATAAACGTTATTTAGAAGAAGAGGACGTATGTGATTACATGGTTTATAACGAAATAGGGATGTCAGAGCGTACTTATCGACGTTGGAAGTCTAAAGCGTTTTATAAGCTTGCTTTTGCACTTGGATTAGAAGTTTACGAGACAGAAGAAACGGGAGGTAATAAATAATGAATTTCGTTCAACCGATACGTGATCCAGAGCAAATACAGCAAATTAAAGAATATCTAAAAGAAAAGAATGTCCGCAATTATATCTTGTTTGTAATGGGAATTAATACAGGACTACGTATAAGTGATATTCTGAAACTAAAGGTTGGAGATTTAAAGGGAAGTCACATTTCAATGCGTGAAATGAAGACAGGTAAGCAGAAACGTATTCAGATTACTGTAGCATTAAGAAGAGAGATAAAATGGTACATTGAAGATATGGAAGACTATGAGTATCTAATTAAGAGCAGGCAAGGAAAGAATCGACCAATAGGAAGAAGCATGGCATATAAAATACTTAGTACCACAGCAGCAAAGTTTGGTTTAGAAGAGATTGGGACACATACATTACGTAAGACATTTGGATATCATATGTACATACAGACAAAGAATATCGCCTTGCTAATGGAAATATTCAATCATTCAAGCGAACGGGTAACATTAAGGTATATAGGTGTAAACCAAGATGTAATGGATAAGGCTATGGGGAAATTCAAAATATAATTTTGCTCTTTTTTTGAAATCTATTAAATGATATTATGTTTGAAAAAACGATTTAGAATGTGAGTTAGATGCTATATTATTTAATTTGCTGTATAATAATATAAAAAGTTATTCGAATATAAAAATTCGATAATGTGAAATGAGGGGGATTATCTTGACGGTAGAGAATCAAGAAGTGACTATTTCGAGTATCATGGAATTAGAAGATTTTTGTGTTGTTTTCGATACGAATATTTATTTGAATCTTTATGAATATTCACCTGACGCTACTGAGTTTTTTATAAAGTTATGTAATCGTATTCAAAGTAAACTTGTACTTCCTAGGACTGTAAAACGTGAGTTTGAAAAGAATCATCAGACTTCGTTGAATAGACAAAGAAACAAGTTTCAGAATGCAACTGCAAATTTAATAAATCCTGTTAATCAATTTAGAGATAAATTGAATCGGCAATTTGAAATTTTAAATTCTTTCAAATTTCCGATGATTTGTGAACTGCAACAAGATGTACAAGAAGATATTGAGAGTTTGACAGAAAAATTGAACGCATACACTGAGGAACATGAAAATTTTGAAGCAATTAACCATATTTTTTTGGACAACGATATTATCTCCGGATTAATTGAAAATATAATCAGTGCCAATAATTTATTATGTGAACTTTCAGCCGAAGAAATCTATCAATTATGTGCTGATGGAGAAAAACGTTATAAACGTAAAATGCCACCAGGTTATAAAGACGGTGAGAAAAAATCTGGTGTGCAAGCATATGGGGATTTTATTATCTGGAAAGAAACTTTAAAATTCTGTCAAGAAAATAATAAGAATTTAATTTTTGTTACGGATGACGTAAAAGAAGACTGGTACGAGCTTGAGAATAAAAGACGAATTGGTTTTAGGAAAGAGCTTATAAGCGAGTTTGAACAGATAACTCGAATGAGTATGGTAGGAGTTACTTCGACCGAATTTTTCAACGAATTAGCAAGTACCTTCAATGAAGATGTTCCATCTACAGTTGAGTGGATAATTGGTTATGATCTTGAAAATTATTTTAACGATTTAGAGGAAGCGATGATTGGTTCTGACATATCAGACATTATGATTAATGCTGGAGAAGATTACGTCGATACATCTTCTTTATCAGGTTATGATGGTAGTGATTTTGAATACGTTGAAGATTCATTTGAGATAGAAGTACAGTCTGCAGAATTTCAAGGTTACTATAATGGAACAGCTGAATATCTTTTAAATATTAATGTAACAGCTGAAGCCATTTCTAGAGAGTATTGGGGAAGGGATGATGATTCTAAGGATATAATTTTATCACCAGGCAAGTATCATAAGCTTGATGGCAAATTTGATGTTCAAGTAACCCGAAATATAGAATCGCATCTAGATTATTGGGACAGTTCAAATTTATACGATGAACTTGAAATAATAAATGGGTTATTTTATGAAACGTTATCATATACTGATGATGATATATGTGTTGAATGCGCAAGAGAAATTGGCAGCTACTCCAACCATAGAGGAGAACCTATATGTGAGAATTGTATTGCTGATGATTCGACCGGAGCGGTTTGCACACATTGTGGGACGAAAGTTCCTTTTGATAATATGTATGACGGTTCTACTTGCCATTCATGTTTTGAAGAAATGGATTAGTCTGTAGCTAAATAATAAGTTAATAATATTTTAGGGACGAAGTAATCTCATTTTAAATTAATTCTAGTAACTACCTATCTAATATTTTAGTAGGTAGTTATTTTTTTGAAAAAAATTAATCGACTGTATTGTCTGTACTAAAATATACAGTTATTCATTTTTATTGTGTTGTGTAACTCAAAAAGGAAAGTGTTATGAAGCTATGAATATCTAGGGCTGTAGTGTTTGGCCTAGTTACACACAATAGAACATATGGGTAAGTCGCACTATTAATCCAAGAGTGTGATTTGTTAGAATTAAATAATAAGGAGGTGATGACATGAAGACGTATATTGTTAACGGCTTATTTGTAAAAGGACTAGAGGAAAAGATTCGATTTGATAGAGCTTATCTATATGTACATAAAGTAGGCTCTGTAAGCTGGAGCTTAGAAGTTGATGAAGTAGAACAAATTGATACTTTTGTTCAGGCAATTAGAAATAAAGAACATTTGAATATTACTTTTTCTGCTGAGTACATGAATGAGTTATCAGGTAATGTAATGGTTAAAAGGGTAAAGAATGATTCTGTTGAATTAAAAGGTTCAGGGGAATTAAAAGGTTTTAATGATTAATAAAATAAGTGGCAGAGTCGTGACCGCTTTTTGGCAGGAAATGTGCCGGTTGTTTTGGAATTAACGTGATATATTTGTATTGTGAGAAGTGGCGGAAAACACAACTCACTATGTTGTTCTTAAATTTCTAAACGGTTCGTAATGACGGCACATAAAATCCGAAGCCAGCAGATGGTAACGATTGAATGATACCGTTATTAAGGAGAGCTTTTGCTCTTCTTTGAGCCAACAATATCCTAGGTAGATGAGCTGAGGGAAACCTGATAAGTTTGCCAAGAGTGCCTGTCGTGGTTGTTAGCTGAGAGAAGAATAAAACTTCATTTACTGCAATTGAAAGATAAATAAGAAAACTATAGCAAAGCATCCATTTGGGTGCTTTTATTTTATTCAGGAGAAACATAAATGATTGCATTCCTCCTGAATAAAATTGGTATACATGATACTGCTTTTAAGGGTTAAACGGCTCATCAATTCCAAGACATACTACAGTTCCGGTAATTAAACCCTTCCATTGGTCGTCGGCATTTATATCACTAATTCCAGCTGATACCTTTAGTTTAATAGTGGTATTAGTTTCAAATTCAAGGTTAAATATAATTCCCGAATGAGTGAATGGTCTATCAAAGGTTTCTGTATCATCACCAAATTCCATGGAATAATTCCCTAGGCAGACATAAGCATACACAGTACCAGCTGGAATATTTTCAAGTTGCATTTCTTGGGTTGCCCAGCGATTATCATCTCTTCTAAATGGTTCTGTAAATACAAAGCCAGCTTCTAATACAGTAAGAATGTTGAACCTTAAACCTTGAGTCCGATCTTCATTCCATCCAGGAGCATAAGCTCTTAATTTATTATTAGGTAACATTATTAAAACCTCTTTTCTTTCTAATTTCTAGATTATTATGGACCACTCAAGATAATTTATACATCTTAACATTAAGTATTAGTGGAGAAGTATTTTAATTATGAGGTGAATAAGTATGCTTTTAAAGTTATGTCGGTGTGGCAAGACAGTACTCATAGAACAAGGTATGTGTGAAGCGTGTGCTGTTATTGCTGAAGAAAGACGGAAGCAGAGACACAGAGATTACAAGGCGAAGCGAACGGATACGGACAACCAGAAGTTCTACAACTCAAAGCTTTGGCGAGTAACTAGAGCAAGGATAAAGGATAGAGACAATGGGTTGTGTCAACTGTGTTGGAGTGAGAACAAGGTTAAACCAATGAACACAGTACATCATATTATTCCTTTAGAAGAGAATGATCGATTATCTTTGGTAAGAAGTAACTTGATTTCGTTGTGCGAGAAATGCCATCAGAAAGTTCATAAGCTGTATGACGTTAGAACGGAAAAGTTCAATATACAGAAGAAGTTAAGAGGTTTAATAGGGTAGGGGGATATCAAAAACTTTTTAAGGAGGGCGACGAGTCGCCGGGTGGTCTTTTTTTTCGTGAAAACTCCCTAAATTAATTTTTGGAAATAGGTAAATTTACAGAATAAAGGATATTAGATTAAACATATCCTTTATTCTGTAGAATTGTTTATTCTGTAGGTACGTTTTTGGGTCCATATGCTTCGAACGCATCAAAATTTTTAGGAATAGGCCAACAAAGATGACCACTTCCTCCATCACATGAAGAGGCACTAGCAGGAAATATGGCATTAGGAGCATTAGGGATCGTCCAAGTTAAATTTTCATAATTTGTAACTATGACGTGCTTTAAATCATTGTATTTAATTGCAATAGGTCCTTCAAAAATGCGACCGCCAGTTAATTTCGCTTTAAATCCTTCGGGAATGTAAATACCGTCAAAGTCAATGTCACTTCTTGTTTTTTTCCCTGGAGGTAGACCATAAAGAGAATTGTGGAAATTATCATTTTTATAATTAGGTGTTGCATAAATAGGGATGAATTGGTTCGTTCGATTATCACAAGAACCGTTTAGAAATGTTTTTGGGTTTTCTAGTTCATCTTTTAGAGATGTAATTAGTTCAGACATATAATTTCCTCCTAATAAAATGTAATTAAATTTAGTGTTTACAAAAAAGCAAATAATATGTATAGAATAGGTGCAAATTCAGAAAGGAGGAAGGTGGATGGCTAGGCCGAGAGAACCTGTTGATTTAGTTGTACTGAAGGGAAAAAAACATTTAACAAAAGCGGAAATCGAAAATCGAAAATCAAAAGAAGTCAAGGCGCCTAGTGATAAAATTAGGGCGCCTTCTTATTTGCCAAAAGATTTAAGAAGAGACTTTAAAAAAATATCTGATGAATTAATCAGGATTGAAATTATGTCCAATCTTGATATTGATGCTTTAGCAAGATTTTTAATAGCAAGGAAAATGTATGTAGAAATTACAAATGCGATACTTGAGCTAAGTCCGTTAGAAGAAGTAGTGGATGTAAAAAAAGATCCAGAAGGTAACATCATATCTGAGAAAACATACACGGTATCTAATGGTGTTTATTCAGACTTACTTATAAATCAAGACAAACTGTTTAAACAATGTAGACAAGCTTCCAGTGATTTAGGTTTAACAATTACATCAAGATGCAGATTAGTAGTCCCAAAGGGAACCGATGATAAGCCCAAAAATAAATATAGTAAGTTTATGTAGGTTGTCATATGAATAGGGTCACACAATATGCTCTTGATGTATTAGAAGGTCGAGAAATTGCAGGGAAGTATGTTAAGTTAGCTTGCCAAAGGCACTTAGATGATTTAGAAAAAAGTAAATTAGCGCCGTTCGTCTATTATTTTGATGAGGAAAAGGCAGATAGGTTACTTGAGTATGCTGAAACTTTAATGATAGGTGAAGGAGAAGAAGTAGAACCACTTATTTTAGCATCATTCCAAGCATTTATTTTTGGATCATTACATGGTTGGGTCCATAAAGAAACGGGTTATCGTAGATTTAGAAGTAGTTATGTTCAAGTGGGCAGACAAAATGGTAAATCTATGATGAATGGTGTATTAGGAACATATTATAGCAATTTTGATGGCTATAATTATGCGCAAGTATACTGTACAGCTACAAAACAGGATCAAGCAAACATAGTTCTCAAAGAAATGATTAAGTTCATTGAAACAGATGAAGATTTAAGTGAGTGTTTCAAGGTGAAAGAATATAAAAATACCATTGAAGCACTTGTAACAAATGGAGTTGTCCGTGCTCTGGGAAGAGATACGGAGAGTATAGATGGATTTCGCGCTTACCTTGGCATTGTGGATGAATACCATAAACACCCTACAAATCAAATGTATAAATTATTGGAGGGTGGAACAACCAAATTAAAAGAATGCTTAATATCAGTTATCACAACAGCAGGATTTGATTTAAACAGTCCTTGCTACGAGTTGTATGAAGATTGTTGTAGACTTCTTGAAGGTGTATATGAAGACGATAAACAGTTTGTATATATTGCTCAATTAGATAAAGATGATGATATTTGGGATTCAAGTAATTGGATAAAAGCTAATCCTTTAGTAGCAAGAGATGAAGAAGGAATAGAAACACTTTTAACTATGGCAAGTGCAGCAAAACGTAGGGGCGGAAGTGAACTTCGCAATTTCCTTACAAAGCACTTAAATATTTGGGTACAATTCACAGACAATCAATATATGAACATGGAACATTGGAAAAAATGTGCTTCAGATTTAGATTTAGAGGATTTTAGAGGGAAAGAGTGTTATTTAGGTCTGGATTTATCTAGCGGTGGTGATTTAACGAGTTTAGGGGCAGTATTCCCATATTTAAAAGAAGAAGTGAAAAATTATTTCGTACATTCTCATAGTTTTATTCCTAAAAATCGGGTAACAGAACATATAGAGACTGATAAAGCTCCTTATGACATCTGGATTAGAGATGGGTTATTAACTGTTACAGAGACATTAGGGGGTATTAAAACAGATTATAAATATATAATCGCTTATATAAAAAGAATTGTAGAAGAGTACGAGTTAATTGTAAATATAATAGCATACGATCCCCATAATGCAGACGCCTTTTTGAGTGATCTTGAAGAGCTTGGATATAACAGCATCATGATTGTCCAATCAGCAAAGAATTTAAATGATGCTACAGTCGATTTTAGACTAGAGGTTGAGGCTAAAAACATTCAATATAATCGTAAAAATAAATTGTTAACATGGAGTATAGCCAATGCAAAGACAGTATCCAATAGTTTCGGTGAAATCAAGATCGATAAACACTTAAAAGAGAAAAGAATTGATCCAATTGATGCGGTTATTGATGCATATAAGATGGCAATGAAGGGTGAAGTAGGGTTGAAATTAAGCCAATATGTTACGGATGAAAATCTAGATAAACTTGGTTGGTAAAGGAGGTGAGTGAATGTGGGAATGGCTCAATAAATTTAAACCTAAGAAGGTTCAAAACTCAGTATCACTTGATTCGGACGAGTTTTTAAAGATGTTAGGTATTGATATAGGTAGTGTAAATAAAAATAAATTAAGTGAAATCACATATTTTACCTGTTTAAGGCTTTTATCTGAAAGTATTGGGAAGTTACCTTTAAAATTATATAGAGATACAAATAACGGTCTTGAAAAAGCAACAGATCACAATTTGTATACACTTTTAAAAATGCGGCCTAATCCATATATGACTTCAAGTACATTTTGGTCTACAGTAGAAGCAAATAAAAATCATTATGGGAATGCGTATGTCTATGTTAATACGGAGAGTGATAAAGTAAAAGATTTGTGGATTCTTCCTAGCGAACACGTACAGATTTGGATTGATAATGCAGGTATATTCCAAAGGGAAAATGCGATTTGGTATATATGGGGAGATAATAAATCTGGTAAACAATATAGGTTTCGATATGATCAGGTTATGCATTTTAAAACTTCATTATCTTTAGATGGTATATCTGGTTTAGCAGTAAAAGACATATTGAAGGTATCAATTGAGAACATACAAAGTGGAGCTTTATATCTCAATAACTATTTTTCAAATGGTTTAATGGGAAAGGCAGTTGTCCAGTATACTGGTGATTTGGATCATGACAAAGCAAAGAAAATGGCAGCAAAAATTGAAGAATTTAGTAATGGTTTGAAAAATGCAGGAAGAATTGTTCCGCTACCATTAGGTTTTCAACTCACTCCATTAAATGTGAACATGGCAGATGCTCAATTCTTAGAGATTAACAAATATACAGCACTACAGGTTGCTGGGGCATTTGGTATTAAACCTGCACAAGTAAATAATTATGACAAGGGTAACTATGCAAATGTTGAAACGCAACAGCGTTCTTTTTACGTAGATACCCTTTTATATATTTTGAAAAATTACGAGGAAGAAATGAGTTATAAGCTTCTTCTTAGTGATGAATTTCAAAATGGATATTGCTTTAAATTTAATGTGAATGGTATTTTACGTGCTGATTTCGCAATACAGATGGAAGGCCTATCAAAGGGTGTAAACAATGCTATTTATACTCCAAATGAGGCAAGAGAATTTGTAGATTTGCCGCGTAAAGATGGCGGAGATTCATTAATGTGTAATGGAAACTATGTTCCATTAGTATCGGTTGAGAAAGGAGGTGATGGAAGTGGATTGGCTACAGATTAAAAATCAAGCTGAAGATACTGCTTCTCTTTATTTTTATGGTGATATCGTTTCTTCTTGGTGGGGTGCTTGGGATGATGAGGACCAATATCCTGAGAATGTAAGAAATATCCTTGATAGTGTAAAAGGGAAAGACTTAAACATCTATATAAATAGCGGTGGAGGCTCAGTTTTTGCAGGAATGGCTATTTATAATATGATTAAACGTCACGAGGGGCATAAAACGGTTCATATTGATGGGCTTGGAGGTTCAATCGCTTCTGTAATTGCATTTGCTGGGGATAAGTTGATCATTCCTTCTAATGCATACTTAATGATTCACAAACCGTGGAATGGTATATATGGAAATGCTAATGATTTTAGAAAGATGGCCGATGACCTAGATGCAATAGAGGAAGGGATCATCAATGTTTATAAGGATAATCTAAAAGAAGGAGTAGACATCGAAGTAATAAGAGAAATGGTGCAAAATGAGACGTGGCTAAACGGTCTTAAAGCAAGTGAATATTTTAACGTTGAAGTGGCAGAAGAAAATACTGCGGTTGCATGTACAAGTAATCTGTTTAAGGAATACAGGAATACCCCAAAGGCTTTTAAAGAGCCAAGAAGAGAACCGATGCAAAAAAGTGAAGAAGAAAAAATTAATAATTTGATGAGAGAGATAGATTTAATCTAACTCTTTTTTTATTGCTCAATTTTAAGGAGGAAGAAAGATGCCAAAAGAATTAAGAGAGTTATTGAATAAGATTCAGAACAAAAAGGCAGCAGCAAGAGAGTTATTGGCTCAAAAAAAGCTTGAGGAAGCAGAGCAACTTACAAATGAAATTAAGGATTTGCAGAAGGAATTTGATATTGCATCTTCTCTTTATGAAGATGAAAAAAACAATATTCCAACAGACCCTATTCCACAACCACAAAATAATACAGTAAAACCTGCTGATGCATTTGTTAATGCAATGAAAGCGGCTGTAGGGAAACATAAACTTACAGATGACGAAAAGGAAGTATTAAATGCAACTACAATGACAGAAGGTGTTCCATCCGATGGTGGTTTAACAGTACCAAAGGATATTCGAACAGCTATTAAGGAATTACGTCGTAGTGCTCCAGATGCACTTGAGAATTATGTAAATGTAGAATCTGTATCTACTCTTACTGGTTCTCGTGTTATTGAAGTAGAAGCGGACTACATTCCTTTCGATAATATTGATGAAGCGGCAGACTTTCCAGAAATGGAATCACCAAAATTTGAAGATATTCAATTTGCTGTAAAGAAAAAAGGTGGAATTTTAAAATTCTCTAAAGAATTACTCGCAGATACAGCAGAAAATATTCAAGGATATGTTAGGAAATGGACAGGAAAAAAATCAAAAGCAACTCGTAATGCTCTGATATTAAAAGCAATAAATGATAATTTTGGTACAACAAAGGTTCCGGTTAGTAAAGTAGATGATTTAAAGGACATTTTCAATGTTAAATTGGATACTGCGTTTGAAACAACGGCAATTGCCATCATGAATCAAGATGCTTTTAACTATTTAGATAAACTGAAAGATTCAGATGGTAAGTACATTTTACAACCAGATCCAACGATGGCGACGAAGAAACTGTTATTTGGTAAGTATCCAATTGTTGTATTAAGTAATAAGACGCTAAAAACAGATGGTAAAACAAAGAAAGTGCCAATGTATTTTGGTGATTTAAAAGAAGCAATAACTATTTTTGATAGAGAAGCATTATTTATTGAATTCTCTGAGCAAGCATTAGATTTATGGGGGAAAGATTTAGTTGGTATGAAAGTTAGAGAGCGCTTAGATGTTAAATCAGTTGATAAAAAAGCGTTAGTAGTGGGAGAGCTTACATTAGCAGAACAAACACAAGCATAAGAGGGGATATCCCCTCTTTTTTAGGAGGGGTTTCATGTTAATAGATTTAAAGTTGGCAAAAAAATGGCTGAGATTAGAAGAAGAGGATATAGAAGAGGATGATATCTTAGAACTTTTAATTGATAATGCCGAGATATATGTAAAAGGATCTGTAGGTAAGCATTACAATGCTACTGAGGATAACCGAAAACAAGCGCAAAAAATCGCATTAGTTTTAATCACAAATTGGTATGAAAATCGTGATTTTTCTGGTCAAGTAGATGAAAAAGTACGATATACCATTAAGAGTATGGTATTGCAACTTCAATTAAGCGAGGAAACAGCATGAATCCAGGAAAAAGAGATAAAAGAATTATGATCGAACATAAAACGGAAAGGAAAGACGATGAGGGAAACGCGCTACCAGCAGGATGGGAAGTCTTTTCTAAAGCGTGGGCGAAGGCTGAAACTCCCGTAGGTTCAGGGTTTAATTCTGAAGTTTTTAAGGGAAATGCAGAATTTGTTATTAAGTTAATAAATTTTACAATTCCGTACAGAAAAGGTGTTCATTCTGATATGCGTGTGAAATATAAAGGGAAGCTTTTTCAAATTAAATCAGTGATCGATATTGATGAAAAACACAAAGATATGTGTTTAATCTGTGAGGAGCGATCTAATTGGCAGAATTAGAGGTCTTCGGTATAGAAGAATGGATTCGTGAATTAGAAAATTTAGGACAGGATGTCCCCAAAATTACAAAAGAATCATTAAAAGCTGGTGCAAGGGTATTTAAAGAGAAGTTGGAATTTAATTCTCCAGTTGGCCCCGAACCTAATAAACCAACACTAAAACAACCGTGGTGGGATGGTAAACACGCGAAGAACGCTATTGAAGAAGGAAAGGTTGTAAAAAAAGGTGGTTCTTATTTCATTGAAGTTGGATGGGATAAAGCGGATCGCTCTCCTCACTTTTATATGAAGTTTCAAAACTGGGGGACTAGTAAAAATCCAAATCCTCCACATAAAGGTTTTGCAGAAAAGACTTTAATTCAAAGTGAAAAAGAGGTCTTGAGAGTTATGGAAAGAGAATTTATGCGTAGAGTGACAGGCCGATGAGAAATTTTAATAAGGAAATATTTGATGTTTTACGTACAGATGTAGTTATTAAATCTGAGTTAGGTGGAGAATTTATATATCAATTTGTCAAAGGAAATGACAAAACAGATATATGGCTTACATTTTCAGAGTTAAATAGTTCTCCTGGGCTATATGCGGAGAATGAGGAAAAAACCACTAACGTTATATATCAGGTTGATATATGGTCAATGGCACCAATCAAAACGCAATTAAAAAGTGCAGTTCAGGCAGCTATGAAAAAGCTGTCTTTTCAGCGTTTAAGCACTTATCCAGATTATGAAATGGATACAAAAATTTATCGATATGGTTTTCGTTTTGTAACGGAAATTATTAATTAAGGAGGAAAATGAAATATGGCAATGACAATAGATTTTAGAGATTTACATTATGCAGTTTTAACTGAAACATCAGATGGTAAATTTAATTATTCTACACCAAAACGAATCGGTAAAACAGTTAGTGGTAAAGCGTCACCTAAAGCGGAATCAGTAACTTTTTATGCTGAAGGTGGACCAGCAGCAACAGCTAGTGCATTTGGTGGAACAGAAATTGAATTAGAAGTTGATACATTACCTTTATCCGTTTATGCCGAATTGTTAGGTAAAAAGGTTGTAAAAGGTCAAGTTGTAGATAATACAAGTGATGTTCCTCCTTATGTAGCATTGCTATATCGTTTACCATACGACAACGGAAAAAATCTATATGTATGTTATTACAAAATGAAGTTTGAGCTTCCAAGTGATGAACATAAAACAGCAGAAGATAAACCAACATTCCAAAGCGCAAAAATTAAAGGTAAGGCAATTCAACGTTCGGACGGTAATTGGAGACATCGATTAGATGAAGAGGAAGAAGGACACGATGCAGCAGTTGCAGCAAAGTGGTTTAAAGAAGTACCAGCTCCACCAATAGAAACAGCCCTACCAAGTGGGAAGTAATTAAGAAAAGGGATGGCGAAATGCCATCCTTATTTTTATTAAGGAGGAAACAGATTATGAAAATCACATTACAAAATACAGAAGGTAAAAAAGATTTTTATTTACCACAATTTATCCCAGGTTCAGCTACTTTTGAAGCTTCAACATTAGCTGATGAATTACAAGCGGACTTAGTACCAAAAGAAACAATTGAAAGAGCCGCTAATTTTGTTGCCAGTGTGTACGGAAATCAATTTACAGCACAGGAATTTGTGGATGGCACTCATGTCTGGTTTTTAAGTCTTACTATTCATTCGGTTTGTTTAACAATTATGGGACGCTTAAATGATGCGATTAAGGTAATGGAAACGGTAGAAGATGCGAAAAAAAAGTTAATGGCACAACTAGAAATGAAACCGACGGAGGAAAAATCAAATATAGCGACGCTGTAATTGATATTTATAACATATTGATGGATGCAGGTATGACACAAAATCAAATCAATGAAATGGATATTGCGTTTTACTTTACCTGTTTAGCGAGAAAACAAAAAGTAAATCGAGTGACAACAGCAGATAAAGTACCAATGTGGTTGTAAAGGTAGGTGAGAATTTGAATGGCACTAGGAGATAATACAATTGGTGGTCGTGTCCGTTTGGATACAGATCAATTTGAAAATGGGATTGCGGGCATTAATAGAAGTCTGAAAAGAATAGATGCTGAATTTCGTAACACGTCTGAGCAGTTACGTGGCGTTGGTTCTGAGATGGATCAATTGCAAAATAAGTCAAACCATCTAAATCAAAAGATAGAAGCGCAAACGCAAAAAATGAAGCATTATGAGCAAGCTTTGAGAACTTCACAACAAAAACAACAAGAAATGCGTCAAAAATGTGAACAATTGGCTACATCTATGCAACAATTGGAACAAGAAATACAGCAAAGTACTCAGGCATATGGGAAAAATGCTCAAGAAACAAAAGATTTGCAAGCTCAATATAATCAATTACAGCAAGAATACAAACAAGGCACACAAGCTTTACAAAGATTAACCGCTCAAGTTTCTAGAAATGATACAGCATTTAATAATGCTTCAGCAGCTTTACATCGTTATCGTAATGAGCTAGGTGATACGGAAGAAAGAATAGAGCGATTAGGTAACGTTTCTGGAAGATTACGCGAGCGTATGAACGAAGTTGGAAACACAATGCAAGAAACTGGTACTAAAGTGAGCCAAGGGTTTGGCGCAGCAGCAGTTGGCGTGGCGGCTGGAGTTGGAGCTTTAGTCGTAAATGCAAGTCAATTTGAAGAAGCGAACAAGAAGGTACAATCTGGTTTAGGATTAACAAGGGAAGAAAGTTTAAAGGTTAGTGCTGTAGCCAAAGAAGTATGGCGCGAAGGCTATGGGGAAGATTTAGCTAGTGTCAGCGATTCTTTAGTTAAAGTAAAGCGCAATATTAAGGATATTAATGATGATGATACTTTAAAACAAGTAACTCGTGATAGTGAAATCTTAGCAGAAACAATGGAATCAGATGTAAACGAGGTAACTCGTGGTGCAGCCCAATTAATGGGACGCTTTGGTTTATCTGGCCAACAGGCATTTGATTTATTAGCACAAGGTTCTGTAAAGGGTTTAAACTACTCAAATGAGCTATTTGATAATTTAAGTGAGTATGGTCCTTTGTTCCATGAAATGGGATTTAGTGCAGATGAAATGTTCACAATTCTCATTAACGGTTCGAAAAATGGCGCATATAACTTGGATTATGTGAATGACGTTGTAAAAGAATTTGGTATCCGTGTAAAAGATGGTAGTAAGTCCACAACAGAAGCAATGGGTCAAATGAGTAAAGAAACGCAAAAAGTATGGAAAGCGATGCTAGAAGGAAAAGCGACTTCCAAAGATGTTTTTAATGCTGTTTTAAATGAATTACGAACAACGGATGATCAAATTAAAGTGAATCAGTTAGGCGTTGCACTTTTCGGCGTGAAATGGGAAGACCTTGAAGCTACTACTATGTTATCACTAAATAATATGGAAACAGGTCTTGGAAACTACAGTGGCGCAATGAATAAAATGGTTGATGGTTACGATACAAGCGCTAAGCAATGGAAATCTGTAACAAGAGAACTACAAATTGCTCTAGAACCACTTGGTAAGGTGATTTTAGATATCGCTAAACAAGCGATTCCTGAATTGAAAGAATCTGTGAAGGGTGTCGCTGATTGGTTCAACGGATTAGATGATAGCTCTAAAAAAGTATATGGGACAGCATTATTACTAGCCCCGGCAGTTATGGGAGTAGTTAGTGCACTTGGGTTCCTTTCTTTTGGTATTGGTGCAATTATAGCAAATCCAATTGTCGCAACAATTGGTGGAGTTGTAATTGGACTTGGTGCATTAGGTTTTGCTTTCGTAGATGCTGGGAAAAAGGCACAAAAAGCAGAGGAGGACAGTAGGCGCTTTGGTGATGGTGTAAGTGAAGGTACGAAAAAAGCTCTTGAAGGGTATGTGAATTTAAAAGAACAGGCTTTTAAAACATTAGATGAAATACCAACAATGACAGGTGATAAGGCTAAAGAGGCTGTACAACGAGCACATGACGAATTTGGTAAGTTAGCAGACGAGGCAATCCAAGCGATTAATAAAGATAGAGGCAAGTTACAAGCTCATTTAGATAGTTGGTTTGCTGGAGAAACTGATTCCGCAGTATTAAGGGCAAAAGATAAAATTGTTAACGATCAAATGGAAGTATTTAAGGCACAAGAAGAAGCAGTTATTAAGGCAAATGAGAAAATTCAGAGCTTACTTACACAATATAATGGACAAATATATAAGATGACTGCGGCCGATAAGTCGGTATTTCTTACAGCTTTAAAAGCTATTGATGCAGAGGTTGGAAAAGCAGCTTCAAAAAGTGTGGATGAGATTCAAAAAATAGGTAAAGCAATGGATAATTTCAACAAAAATACTTCTGTTGAGACAATTCAAGGTAAAGTAAAAGAGCTAGGTTCAGAGTATACGAAATTAACAAATGAATTAGATAAAGCAAGACAAAAAGAAATAGAGTTTGCGAAAAGCAAAATAGCTGATACTAAAGGGCAAGAAATTGCGATAGCTCAAATTAACAAAAAATACTCTGAGCAATCTGTATTGATAACAAAAGGGTATGAGCAACAACTTCAACAAGCGCAAAAAGTGTTAGAATCCAAAGGTGTTGAGATGGATTTAACAACAGGTATTACGAAGGCTGAAACTGAAAAAATTAAAATTCAGGGTCGAGGATTCGGAGAGTACGTTAAGAATTCCGAAATAATTGAAAGCACAAATGAGAATCTATTCAAGCGACTTCAAGATAGAGCTTCAAAAGAAGCTGATCTGAGAAAGAAAAGTGCTGATGAAGTAAAAACATATGGAGAGTCATTAATTGCAAATTCTAATATTGTTTATGATAATCTTTTCCAGTCAACTCGTGAAAAATCTATTGAAGTTGCAAATGACATCGCAAAAACATTTGAAGATGGAAGTAAAACGATTGATTTAGGGGAGCAAGGTTGGGTTGCAGTAGAAGAATTCGTTGATGGAATTAAATCTGGTAAGTACAAAGTCCAAGATGTAGCGATTGCAATCATAAACACTATGCGGTCAGAAATGGGTAATAAACCATTGACACCAGAAGGTATTAAAGTCATGACTTCATTTACCGATGGTTTTAAACAGATGAATATCGGGGAGGTCGCATCTAAGTTAAACTTAGATTTAAAGAAGAATCTCGATATAGATTTAGGACCACTCGGAAAAATGAAAACTACACAATTTGTAAATGGATTACACGAGGGCACAGTAGGTATTGACGCTGTGTTTATTTTTTTTCAACAACAGTTATCTAAATTAACAGCAGCAGATTTAGCACAAGACGGCACTCGTATAATGGCTACGTTAAAAACTGGTATGGAAACAGGGTTTATTAATGTACAAGACGTTCTCAATACATTGGGAGTTAATATTGAAGATAAGACTAAGTACAACTTAGGGCCGAATGGAGAAGTGACAATTGCGTCTCTTGTTCAAGGCTTACACAATGGGAAGTTTAATATAGATCAGGCTCTCGAAGTTATAAGACAAATGGTTGTACAAAAAACAAACATTGATACAACTCAGCAAGGGGCAGCTATTCCGCAAAGTACCGCAGATGGAATTCGTCAAAATGGAGGTCAACCTGTTCAAGCCGCAGAGGAAGTTAAGCAGGGTGTAGAACAAACACTGGGATCAACCACAGACGGAAATGGTGGAGCAGCTTCTACTACATTAATGAATCGAATTATGGCTCAATATAAGCCAAGTATTATAGGTGAAGCTTTTAATATTAAACTAGGCGTTGAACAGCAATTAGGAAGTACAACTGATAATAATGGCGGTAATAACGCGACTTCTATGATGTTTAATAATATTAATAATAATAAAGGCAATGTCAATGGAGCGGCCGTAGGTGTTAAACAAAGTGTAGAAAATACTTTAGGATCAACCACAGACGGAAATGGCGGCGCATCTTCTACTCTTCTTATGCAACGACTAATTAACGGGAATAAAGGAAATGTGGTCGGAGCAGCTAGTAATGTTAAATTAGGTGTAGAGGGCATGTTAGGAAGTGCAACCGATGGTGGCGGTGGTGATAAGGCTGGTAATAAATTCGCAAGTGATATGGGAGCAAAACGTGGAGCCGCTGTTGCAAGCGGAACAAGTGTTGCTCAAGGTGGTAAAGATGGATTAGGGAGTGTCAGTTCTCTTAGTCCTGGAGAAGCTTTTGCTAGTGGGTTTGCTAAAGGTATATCTAACGGCGAATGGAATGTACAAAATGTAGCAGCTAGTTTGGCACGAGGTGCATTTGATGCATTGAAAGCTACACTTAATGTAAACTCTCCATCAAAATTAACACGTGATCAAGGTGGTAAGCCTTTTAGTGAAGGATTTGCGCTTGGTATTCAGAAATCAGCTCACATGGCTGAAAAAGAAAGTAGAGAAATGGGTACCAAAGCAAACGCAGCTCTTGTAAATGAACTGAAATTAAATAGTGAATCAAATAAGTTGAGATTTTCTGGCGTTCGTATGGCACAAGGAATTGCGATAGGTATTAAAAGTCAATATTCTGTTGTGCGAGATGCATTGCAAGATACGGTAACAGGAGCTATTGATAGTATTCGTTCCATAAAACCAGAAGAAATATTTAGTTTTCAAGGTGATGATCCATTAACAAAGTATTTTAATGCTATCTTTGTCGATGGAGATTGGCAAAATGATTGGATTACACATATCCCTGAAAATATGCGTGATGCGGTAAGAGAAATCGGACGTCAAATGGAACGCTTTGAAGGACTTTCAATCCACGATGTTGGTAATCTTTCTAGATGGAGAGAAGTGTTATCCGACAATCCGAATGTCATACAATACAGACCTGACAATGATAACCCAGATAAGCAACCATATATAAAACCAGAACCTACTTATATCGAAATTCCTGTCATACTAGAAGGAAGGGAAATAGCGCGTGTGAGCCATCCCTATGTAACTGAATATCAAAATAGAGCACAAGCAAGAAACTCAGTCTTTTAGATTTGGGTTTCTTTTCTTTTGTGCAAAAGGAGGGAGACAATGAGTTCCTTTGAATTTAATGGAGAAAGAAAAAGTTATATTCATATTGAAAGAGGATGGAATCCTCCAACATGGGCACCTTTAAGGAGGAATTTTTTAAAAACTCCCGGATATCCAGGCGCAAGGTTATTAAGTACAGATACCGAAATCCGTGCTCTTCCTGTACCTGTGGGGGTTATTGTTCCAGATGGGACAAATTTAGAAACATTAAAAGAAGAAATAGCGGAGTGGCTTATTACTGAAAATCCAGCAGAACTGATTTTTGATGTAATGCCTGATAGAACATATATGGCAGTTATAGATGAAGATTTTGATATTGATAAATTTGTAGATATAGGACAGGGCATTTTAAAGTTTATTTGTCCTATGCCTTATAAGTTAGGGCCCTCTAGAACGGTGGAATTTGAAATGGATGGTCGAGGATTAATTGCAAATGTTCAAAACAAAGGGAGCGTCGAATCTAACCCAATTATAGAAGTTGAAGTAACGAAGCCTTCCACATTTCTTGATGTATGGAATGGAACGGATTATTTTCGCATTGGATATCCATTGAAAGCAGACCAGGTTCCAGTGGAAAGAAATCAACGTGTGTTATGGGACGAAATGGGGACAACAATAGGATGGACGGATGTTCCTAAAACAGAAGATATGACTGGTGGAGGAAAGTTTAAAACAGACGGATATCGTTTTATGGCTGAATATCTAGGTGAACCTACAGTAAAAGGTTGGCATGGTTGCATAGCCAAAAAGAATATTCCACAAGGACCATTACAGGATTTCATCATGCAAGCCTATGTACGTATTAATAGTCATCATTGGGATCAAATGGGACGTGTGGAAATAGGCCTTCTTGATGAAAATAGCGATTATGTAGCTCGTATATCGATGAGCGATGTTCAATGGGAAGCCGAGCAAAACAGTGGATTCGCTTCTGTTGGTAATAGTAAAAAACCAGGTGGACAGGTATTCATTAATGAACATGGAGATCACCCAGACACTTGGACAAATTTTAGAGGTCGTTTATGGCTTGCTAGAACTGGGAACAGATGGGAAGCGTATATTTCTAAATTTATTTTAGGTACGGAGATTGATGATGCTGAAAGGTTTGTTGTATGGTTCGATGAAAATAACGTCAATATGAATAAAATTACTCAAGTACAAATCAGTATTTCTCAATTCTCTAACAACATGTTTTGTTCGGAAATGTCTATTGACGATTTGAAAATTTGGAAGGTTAACATGAATACACAAAATAATCCGCCTTATATCTTTGATGTTGGTGACAAAGTAGTTATTGATACTGAGCGAAGTCTTGTAACGATAAATGGTAAAAGTGCTATTAATCTAAAAGATATATTTAGTGACTATCCTGTTATTCATAAGGGTTCGAATAAACTAGAAATCATGCCTTCAACTGTCGGAACAGCCAAAGTAACGTATAGGGAGCGATTTAGATGAGGACACCAAGTGGAATCTTACATGTTGTTGATTTTAAAACGAGTCAAATTGTTTCCAATATACAACCAAAAGATTATTGGGACGATAAACGACATTGGGAAATAAAAAATAACATTGATACATTAGAGTTTAAAGTGTTTGATAATACAGATCATGCAGTAACACTCATGCAGCAAAATTTAGTTTTAAAAGAAGTTCGTGATGGTCGCATTGTTCCATATGTAATTACTGAAGCTGAAAAAGATTCAGATGATAAATCAGTCATTGCTTATGCATCTGGTGAATGGATTCAACTCGCGAAAGCTGGCATTATCAATCCACAGAAGATTGTAGGTAAAACGGTCAATGAGTTTATCGATATAGCTCTTGTGGGTACGAAGTGGAAAAGAGGAAAAACAGAATACGCTGGCTTCCACACTATGACGATTGATGAATTTATAGATCCACTGAAATTTTTAAAAGACATTGCTTCCTTATTCGATTTAGAAATTCAATATCGCGCGGAAGTTGTAGGGTCTCAAATTGTTGGCCGTTATGTAGATATGGTGAAAAAGCGAGGGTGTGATACAGGTAAAGAAGTAACTCTTGGTAAAGATTTGATGGGTATCAAACGAATTGAGAATTCCCAAAACATCTGTACAGCCCTATTAGGGTTCGTAAAAAAAGAAGGTGGAGATTTTATAACCATCTCTACTATTAATAATGGAGTTCCTTATCTTGTAGACAGTGATGCGTTTCAGCGATGGAATGAGCGAGGTCAACATAAATTTGGCTTTTATACACCAGAAACAGAAGAAGATATAACACCACAACGTCTTTTAACTCTTATGAAAACAGAACTAGCCAAACGAATAAATACATCCTATATATATGAAGTTCAAGCACAAAGTATAGGTCGTGTATTTGGACTAGCTCATGAGCTGATTAATGAAGGGGATACAATCCGAATAAAAGATACAGGGTTTACACCAAAGCTTTATTTAGAAGCAAGAGCAATTGCTGGTGACGAGTCATTTACTGATCCTTCACAAGATAAATATGTATTCGGAGATTATCGCGAAATTACTGATCCAAACGAAGAATTAAGGAAGTTATACAATAAAATTCGCACTTCTCTTTGGGATCACCAAGAAATCCTTAATCAGCTAGATGAGTTGGTTAAAGAAACTGCTGAAAAAGCAAACGATGCTCAAAAAGAATCTGAATCTGCTAAGAAACTTGCTGAAAAGGTCCAGGAAAATCTAAAAAATAATACGGTGAATATTATTGAAGCTAAAAATCCACCGACCGATAATCTTATAGTAGGTAAGACATTATGGCGAGACATTAGCTTTGGTAAACCTGGTATTTTAAAAGTGTGGAACGGTAAAGATTGGGAGCTCCTTATTCCTGATGTAGAGTCAGTAAAGGAAGAAACACTGAAACAGGTTAATAAAGATATTCAGCTCACAAAAGAAGAATTAAACAAAAAAGTGGAAGAAGCGCAAAAGGAGACCGCTGGACAATTTAATGGGGTAACAGAAAGCCTTCAAGAAGTTACGAGAACTATATCTTCTGTACAAAATTCGCAGGGGGAAATAGATAAAAAAGTTACGAGCTTACAGCAGACTAACGAAGGATTCAATAAATCTATTGAATCATTAAAACGAGAAAATGGTGAAATCAATAATAAACTAAATACAGTTGAAGATACAGTTGAAGGTACAAAACAAACTATTGCCGATGTGAAGCAAACAACAAATGATTTAACAAAAACAACAAATGAAATAAAGAATACGGCGACTTCAAATAAGCAGACCATTGAACAATTACAAACCGACATGAGTAACATTTCTGTAGGTTCAATTAATCTAGCAAGCGATTCAGAAACAGGGTTAAACAAGCAAAATATGACCGGAACATGGTCAGACAGTAAGCAAATGACTCTTTCCAATAAGATTAATTACAGAAACAAAACGTTTACTATCTCCTTCTTATTTACTGGGAAAATGACGAAACTCAATGCGAATCCTTGGTTTGGCGTGGAAACTGCAATAACTTATACAGATGGAGAGCAAGAATGGAAATCTGTACGTGCAGACTCACAATTAAAGATTAATGTAGATTATAAGGACGAGCCTCTAACTGTTACATTCAAAACAAAAGATAAGGATGTAACTCAAATTAGGTTTTATTACTCTGGACGCAATATTGATGGTAATTTAAACTCACATCATGCGAAATTGGAAGAGGGGAACATAAGAACTACATGGCAGCCTGCTAATGATGAAGTTACTTCTAAAGAAACGTTCACGAAAAAAACAACTGAGATTGAGCAAAGTGTGAATGGAATCAAAGAAAGTATTAAAACGGTAGAAAAAACACAAACCTCTTTTAATGAACGTGTTAACACTGTAGAAAAGAATGCAGAAGGAACAACTGCAAGTGTTAAGAAATTACAAGAAACACAAACCAATCAAGGGAAAACGCTTAGTGAGGCTACTACAACAATAGGTCAACATTCTGAAGCATTGAAGTTAACGATGAAAAAGAAAGATGTTGAGGATTATGTTGGTGGATTGGGTTCCATAAATGATCTAAGGAACGCTTCATTCGCTCAGGGCTTCAAGTATTGGTCACAAAATGGTAATAGTGCTGTTATTGAATCTTCTGTAACATATAGAGGCTATACAACGGCTAAATTACATGTGGCTGGATTGAATGAAGATAAATGGTATAGCCTTCATCAAACGATAGATGTAACTGCTGGTGAAGATATTGTAGCTTCGGGTTACTTTATGTCAAATAACATAGGACAAGGTTTCGTGTTAGAAATTGAGTATCTAAATGCCCAAGGTAGTCGAGTTTCACAATCATCAATTGGTATCGATGTAACTGCGAATTCTAATTGGATTAGGGCTGTTATTTCCGGAACGGTTCCGGCTGGAGCTGTTAAAGCACGTTATAAACCGTGGGTGAGAAGAAATGGAACCTTATGGATTGCGTTACCTATGTTGCAGCGTGGTAAAGTAGTTACAGAATTTTGGTTACATCCGAAAGATCAAACTGATGTTGATAAAATGATGGAAGATATCGCTAATAAAGTAGCTACCGAAAAATACAATCAGAAAGTTACAGAGTTAGAAAGAAGTATTAGTGCTAATGAAAAAGGTGTTTCAATCATCTCTGGAAAACAAGAAACGTTTATAAATGAGACTTATAAAGCTTATGTAACGAAAACAGAATCTAGGTTAGAAGTATTAGATGAAGGGATCTTAGCACAAATTTTAAAAGACGGTATCATTACTTCCATCAATATGTCACCTGGTAAGATTACAATCGATGCTGAGAAACTGAATATTAATGCCGATACAATGGTGAAATGGTTAACCGCAAAAGGCATTGATACGAATCTTATTAGAATTAACGGTGACAAGATAACCATTGATAAAGATGGTGTAACTGTTAAAATGCTAGACTTCCTATTCCAAGACGAATGGGGAACAAAAACAACTGCGGTATCAAGACGAAACCTAATAGCAGATCCAGACTTTTCTAGTGTTACAAAGAAAAACATTGGGAATGCAGATTATTATGGATTTGAAGGTGGATATGGTCTTACTTGGAAGTCCTGGGGAAATGTCGTGATAGAAAAGAATACACATATATTTGATTACGAGCAAATGGTGAATGCTACAAGGGTAGATATGTATAACTATCCAGAAGCAATCGTGAATAATGGGATACATCCTGGAAATGAATACACAGTATCTGCTCATTTTAGAACAGCAATGATAAATGGGGTACGTAAAACAGGGAAGCCGCGTTTACAAGTATGCTGCGTTACATTCCGAGACAATGTAAGTTACGATACATGGCATGAACAAAAAATGGATTTCCCTGAACCGTCTACCTATTATGGAGAAATCAGAAGATACTCTTTCACTTTCAAAGTGCCAACAAACTATATTCCGCAACAGCATGCATTAATTATTAAGGTTTGTTCTGGAAATGCTGACATGAGACAAGGGACAGCAGTTTGTGTATCGGGTGTAACGCTATACAGTGGTAAATATGCATCTATGTATAACTGGGATCGAGCAGCAGCAGAAAGGGCCGATGGTCTTCAACCGTTTAATAGAATTGCTATAGGCGGTGTAAATAACAACATAGGTCCATCTGATAACGGGCAGACCTTTGATATAAGTACAGAAAAGGATGTATTCATAAATCAACCTATTCTAACGCAGGGAATAAATTTAGGGCGTAATAGAATGGGCCAAGCTGGATCCGCTCGTTTCTTTGATGGTGGTCAAGGCTATGGGTTTTATTTTATGGGAATGGCAGGACAATGGTACAAGCTACCTAACGTTTAGGAGGAAAATATATGAATGATTACAAAGATTTACAAGGTTATCCCTTACAAGCAGGGGAAGGTGCTCCGTTTGCTGGTAGGTTAGTAGATTCAGAAAGAAACGAAAACGGAGTATTTGTACGAATTCCTTTTGATATGCTAAACAATGCCGGTTTATATGGTACTAATAAAGTAGAGGTGTGGGGGGAAACGGACGGAACGATATATTTCCGTATTGCAACAAGATGTGAAGTATGTAAACGTGGCGCGCGTTTGTATCCACTAGATATGGGGTTTGCGAAAAAGAACATTTGTTTAGAGTGTTTTACATCACTTACAGGGAATTATCCATCTCAAGAACCGCCAACACCAACTAATGAAAATAACACACAAACGGAGCAGGAGCAGCAATAGCTGGTCTTTTTTAATTTTGTACAAAATACGGCTTTTATAACAAAAGAGGGACAAATAACTGTCTCTCTTTTTTATTTTGAAATGAGGTGGTCAAAGTGGAAGGGTTACAAGAAGTAAGAAGCGATGTTCAAGAAATAAAGCAAGATATTAAGGACATTCGCTTAGAGATTAAAAGTTTAGAAATGCGGACAACGGGTAACGAGAAAGACATAATTAATATCAACAAACAGCTAGATAAAATCAGCGCCAATACTACCTGAATTTTGCGACTTATAGTTGGCGGAATTGTTGGTGGTATTCTCACTTTCTTAATGAAAGGAGGTGGTATGTAATGTTTGAAATTACTGTAATGATTGGAATTGTAGTTGGTCTTTCACAAATTGGAAAAACAATTGGTTTACAAACAAAATATGTTCCGTTACTAAATTTAACGCTTGGCATTGTGCTAGGCGTTTTATTTTTGGGCGGAGATATCAAAACAAATGTATTTCAAGGAATCATCATTGGACTATCAGCAAGTGGATTATTTGACCATACAAAAATTATGAAAAAGGATGTTGATGCTAAATGAAAAAGACAATGAAACATATTACCTCGTTACTTATGATTCTAGTACTTGCTGTTTCCTTTGCTACAAGTGCTTTTGCTGATCGAACACTTATTATTCCTGATTTACCGAAACAACCATACCGTTATGGTGTAGGTGCTTATGAGGGCGTTGTAGCACATTCTACAGCAACTCCAGAAGCTCCAGCTATTAACATTCAAAAATATGAGTCTCGAACATGGAGGAATGCATTTGTTCACTATGCAGTCGATTGGGATGAAACAATCCAAATTGCTGATACAAAATACATTGCTTATGGCGGCGGTCCTGCTGCTAATAAACGATTTGTACATGTAGAGTTATGCGAAACAGCGAACTATACAAAATTCAAACGCAGCTATGAAAAATACGTTAAGTTACTAGCTAAAATCTTACGTGATCGTGGGTTATCTGTAGAAAAAGGATTATGGACACACAGCGATGTAACTCATTACCTTGGCGGTACGGATCATGAAGATCCAATTGATTACTTAAATTCTCATGGCGTTTCAGAAGCTCAATTTAGAGCAGATGTACAACGAGCATACAATAATTCTAGTGTGGATGTTTCTGTTCCTGAGAAGCCATCTAAACCAGCGGAAGTACCAACAGCAGTAACAGACGGTATCGTCTATATTGAAGGTTACAACGTTAATTTACGTAAAGGACCAGGTACAAGCTATTCTAAAATTCGTCAACTAAACAAACCAGAATCTTATATTGTGTGGGCGGAAAAGGATGGTTGGTTAAATCTTGGTGGAGATCAGTGGATAAAGAACGATCCATCTTATGTGAAGTTTAATAAGAAAAGCACAGTAGATTCTTCTATTGTTGGAAAGCGTGTTGTTTCAAAAGTTAACAATCTACGTTTCTATGATGCTCCATCTTGGCAGGATAAAGATGTGGCAGGTTCTGTAGATGCAGGATTAGGATTTACAATTGATGCGAAAGTAAATGTAAATGGTTCACCCCAATATAAAGTGCACAATAGCAAAGGAAAAACATACTATATAACAGCAAATGAAGTCTATGTGTATGTGAAGTAAGAAAAGAAAAAGAGGTCACCTATTATTTTTGGGGACCTCTTTCCTATTTAATCATCCTACTCATTTATCGAAATAAACCTTGTATTTCAACTAAATATATCCAAAAAGTCTACAGTGGATCACGACAAAGGAAAACAAAATTATAATTATATCTTTAAAATTGTTGATATAATGTTAATAGAATGCAAAATATATTTAGCTATTAATCAGGGGGAGTGCCAAATGCAAACATCATCAGGTGAATCTATGCAGTATATAATAGATAGTATATTGGATTACATAGAAAGAGATAAAACAAGTTATGCCGTTTTATTAAACGGGAAATGGGGGAGTGGTAAAACATATTTCTGGGAAAATGTATTAAAAGAAAAAATTGAAGCAACAGGTAAGAAGAAAATAAGGTTTTGGGAAAAGGTATTTAAAAAGGAAATTAAAGCGAAAAATAAGAAGACTATTTATGTATCATTATATGGTGTCAATAGTATAGAGGAAATTAACAAAAAGATTTTCTTAGGTCAATGGGAAAAAGTTCAGAAATTTACTGGAAGTAAATTAGGAGGGGGAATGACGGAGGCTGGGAAAGCTATTTTAGGGATGATGAAAAGTGTTGAAATTCCAGGTATAAAAGAAGTGCAACTTCCTGAAATAAATTTTGAACAGTTTATTAATTTCGCTGATACGGTTTTGTGTTTTGATGATTTAGAAAGAGCAAGTTTAGATATTAACGAGATATTAGGGTATATAAATAACTTTGTAGAACATGATAATATAAAGGTTATTATAATTGCAAATGAAAATGAAATTGAAGACAAACTAAATGAGAAAAACCTTGAACTTAAGATGTTAACTACATGTTTTTACATAGATAAAAAAGATGGATTTAAGCAAAATAATAGCCTGAATTCAAATCAAAAACAGCTACCTATAAATGATTTAATTACACAAAATTTACAAGACTTATTTCAAAAGAAAAATGAATATAAAAGGATAAAAGAAAAGCTTATAGGTAAAACACTAACATTTCAACTAGATGAAAAAGATCTTATAGAAGACATAATAAATCACATTTCTAATGAAAAACAAGACCTTCAAACGTTTCTTGAGGGTAACATAGATACAATTGAAACTACGTTTAAGGAAAGTGATACTAAGAATATTAGGGTTTTAAAACAAGCACTAGAAGATTTTGATTTAATTTATCAAAAATATAAAGAGGGTTCTTACAAATCAGATGTAATGCTTAAATCGATATTAAAATTTGTTTTGGCAGCTTCATTTGAAATAAAAGCTAATATACCACGTAATGAAGAACTAGAGGAAATTAATTCACATGATGATTTTATGGCGGAGATAGGTTTATCAGGCATAGTGGGTGGAAAAGCGAAGAATTTCCCAGGAGAATTTCAAAAAAAATATTACACTGGCCAAGGTACATTATATAAAAGGAAATTTTTAAAATTTGCTGAAGTGCTAATAAGAAAAGGAATATTTGACAAAGAATTATTTAAAGTAGAGATGGATAGTTTTCAATTTGAATTAAATGGAATGAAAAATAAAGATCCGCACATAGAGTTTCTTAATGGGGGATATTGGGATTTATCTGATGCTGACTTTCAGGAAGTTGAACGATCTACATATAATAAATTAAAGAATGGAGAATTACAGTTTACTTGGTATTTCAAAGCGTACCAAATATATGAATTCTTTGTGAAAAATAAAATGGTAACTGAAAATATCATAGATATAAAGCAGGAATTTTTGGAGGGGTTAGAAAAAGCTGGAGAAACAGGGGAATACATTGAATATACCAATTCCATGTTCTATAGGTATAGTGAAGAGAATATGGATAACGAACATCTCAATGAGTTTAAAAATAAGATAATTGAAATCAATAATGGTTTAAAATTGGAAAAAGAAAAAGAAAATATTAAGATGTTGTTGGAATTAATGCGAACTGATTCCTATAATTTTTACATAAAGATGAGAGAACAATATCTATATAATCCTTTTTTTGCATATTGTAATGTAGAAGAATTGTATGATATTATAATTAATTTATCAGCAGAAGAAATTAATACTCTAAGAGGTTTAATGAGACACAGAATTCAATTAATAGATGATAAGTACAATAGCAACTTACAAAAGGACTTGCACAATTTAAAAATAATAAAGTATAGATTGAATAATGAAATAAATCCACAAATAAAAACACCTAGGCTAGTTTTATTAGAGTACTTAGTAGAAGATATTAAGGAATTTGAAAATAAAGTAAATCGTTTAAATGATACAAGCCAACCAACTTTATAAAGATATAAATTAAAACCGGCTCATTTGAGCCGGTTTTTAATTTATATCAATGAATTTATCAAATTTTAATCTTATTTCTAATCTTAATGCATTCGTATAACTTATATTTATTGTAACCCAAAATGCGCTTTATTTTGTAGCTTATCTTCTTGGAACATAAAATTAGCATTGGCACCAAATCCTTGTTCGCCGTTCCAAGAGTACATTATTGTGTAGAATTGCTGGCCTTTTTGACCACTATTTTTCCCGCCAACCACAGCAATAATTACTAAAGCGACAATTCCCCAAAACCACCACTTACTATAGAACGGCTTCTGCATAGTCTACCGCCTTGAATATGTAGTAGTATTTCAAAAATAATTATATCAAATAATTCTAATGACTTTACAGAAAGGTTACTAGCAAAATATTTTTTTGTATGGAACTCTTGGATGCATTAGTGGATGAAATAAATGAGGTGGTAAATAGTTATTGGTATCTAATCAAATAAAAAAGTGCTAACAAGTTTGCAAACGAACTTGCTAACACTTATACGGAATAGGCATAAAATATCGCTGATATGTCAACTTCAATAATAGTTAAAATCAATTAGAAAACACTAAATCGAAATGCTTATAAAATCAAATTGAATATACGTGGTATTGTAATAAATTCAAGCGCAATTTGCTTTGGATAAAAAAGTATTTGAGTTAAATCTAGAGCATGTATTAATAGTATCATGAAGCTTGTAAGAATGATAAAACTACCCCAAAAGAAACTTTTTGAAGTGTTGCGGAAATCTTTTATTAAAGAAAAGAATGAAAAAAATGCGGTAACAATGAGAATAAAAAATTTATACTTATCAGCCATTGTGATCCTCCTAAAGAACAGTAATTTATATTATACCGTATTTTCCAATATTATTATAAAAAGATTTTAAAGTGAATAATAAGAAAAAAATAAAGCCATAACTTCAAACATTAGTTTAGGTTCTATTGTTTGAATTTTTTGTTTTAGAAGATATATAATCTGAAATTGAAAATTTTCCAAATGAATTACGATTTTTTATTTCTGATCCAACATTAAGTGCTTAATGAAATGGTATGAAAGATTATAGGCTAGAGATACGAGATTAAATAAGAGGAGTTTGCGTGCTGCAAGCGTCCTAGCTCAGATTTCTACTAGAGAAAAGTATTTAGTTGGAGTTGGTATGTTAATAAAAAACGGATGGATGTCGAAACTAAATATTCATGAGATTAAGGACAAAGATCAGGAAATATAATTTGGTATTCTGGGAATAACCGGAGATCCGTAGTTAAGGTTGCATAGTATTTGTATTTTTTTTCTAATTTTTCAATTGTTGTTATGTGATGAGAACCTAATCCGCGTCGTACACTATGTTGAGAAAGAGTCGGCCCAATTTGTAATTTTCGTTTTTTCATTGCATCGTTCCATGGACTATAAAAAAATTTAAAAATAAAAGCAGGTTCCATGTAAATGCTATAAGGATAATGCGAACCATGTCTCCCGACTCTATAGTTCCCATGCGAATTATTGTGAATTAATCTACCGTTAAGATATAGTTGGTTTGGATTAGGTTGAATTATTATGCCGTGATAACGTTGTTTAACAAGCGGAGAGCTATATCTTGGATTAGTGTAGCCATGAGTCGGTTCATCAATCATCATAATCATTCTTATTGAAAACATATTGCCGCCCATAGTGTTAAGTGATTTGAAAAATTGTTCTTTATTATAACAGCACAGGAATTCTGTCGTATTCAATACCATTTTCCATCCTGTAATTTCTCTTTCAATTTCCATAACTTCTTGATCAACTAAATAAGCATCAAATTCGAATGATTTTGAGTTTCGTATTTCCCAATTAGGAGCGAATGTTTTACAGATTTCAACTGAACGATCAGTGGATCCACGGTTAATAAGAATGCCATGATCAAATAGCTTTGTATGGTGCATTAACCACCACGGAAGTAAATATTCTTCATTGTAAAAATGAGAAATTAAAGTAGTCTTAATCAAAATCAC